TCACAGTGTTAAGCCTCCTTTCAGAGGGTTGAGAGTTATGGCATTTTGCAAATAGTCCGGCGCTAGATGCGCATAGGCCATTGTTTGCTGAATGCTGGCGTGTCCAAGTATCTGTTGCAACGCGATAATGTTCCCCCCGTTCATCATGAAATGGCTCGCGAATGTGTGGCGCAAAACGTGCGTTGCCTGCCCGCGTGGAAGGTCAGGTTTAACTCGTCGCAGTATTCCGCAGAACTTTTCATAATCAACGTTGAAAAGAGTACCGTCCTCATTCCCCACAGCATTTTCTTTCACCTCTCTCTCAAGTTCATCAGAAATTGGCACCACGCGTTTTTTGCCGTTCTTCGTCTTAAGAAACGTCACGCGACCGCGTGTCATGAGTGTTCGCTTCAGGGAGTAGACTTCACTCCACCGGCCGCCGGTACTCAGACTTATCAGCGCAAACAGCCTGTCATCACCTTCCGTGCTGCTCAGCAAATCATTTATTTCGTCCATATCAAGAAATGTCATTTCTGGGTTCTTTTCGGCCAGCGGGGCTAAACCTCGCACCGGATTAAGGCCTGAAAACTCGTTCAGTTCTATTAGGGCCGTGAACATGCCGGAAAGTCGGTACATATCTCGATTAATGGTTGCCGCACTTATGCCATCTGTTAGCCGCTGGCTTCGATGCAATGTCAGAACACGCTTATTCAGCTTGTTGACGGTTATATCGCCGAGCGCCTTTATCGTCTTCTTAAGGTGCCGTTTTTCAATCGTGCCGTTCTCTTGGCTTTGGCCGTAAAAGAGCCACCACACATTGAGCAACTCGGTCAGCGTGCGCCGGTCAGCACGTTTCTCCGCCCATTCCTTGTTATTGGCATTGGTCAGCACATAGCGTTGAAAAGCTTCTGCCTCTGCCTTCCTGTCAAACTTCCGACGGATGCGACGTCCTTCACGCCCGTTCGGCCTAATGTCCACTTGGTATTGACCATCATCGAGCTTCTTAATCGACATATTGAAGCCCTCCGATGAATTCTTCATCTTGGTAACAAATAGTGAAAATGTAGAGCTTGTAGATTGTTAGCCAGCACTCCTTTCGGAATGGTCTGATTCTTTGCTGTCTTGCCCAGAGTGTGCGCATGCCGGTGCGATTTGCCCGGATTCTGGTGCTGTTTTATCGGTCATAAGCCAGAGCGTATATTTTTCGAATCGTTTGGCATTGGTCACTTGTAAGACGACATGAAGCCCGGGTTCTTGGTGTCCTCCTTCGTAGTTCTTGAGGGTGCCTAATGCTATTCCACTGATTTCACAAAATTTCGCCTGTGTTAGTCCTTCCGCTTTCCTGATGGCTCTTAGCTTCTGAGCGATACTCATTGATATGGTCCTTAGTTAATGACTATATTCTCCCCGAAAGGTCATTGAGTCAGGACTTTTTGGGGCGTGAAAAACCAACCCGGCATAAACGGTCTGGGACGGTTTGCAAGGGGTTGGATCTGGAGAGGTTAGCACATGAACATTGAAGATTATGCGATTCGTTATCCGATTGACGGCGTAACAGTCGAGAAATTTGCTGAGCTGCTGGGAAAGCCAAGCTCTGCAGTTTCTGAGATGGTGAAGAAAAACAAGCTGCCTGTTATCGAACTACGTGACCCAGAAAAGGTTGGTGCGCGTGCTGGTGACAAATTTGTCTACATTCCTGCTTTCAATCAGGGACTGCGTGAAGCATTCATGAACCGGCCAACAGAGCAGCGCGATGCGTGGCTGCTCTGGATGGGCCTATAAGCGGGGGCGAAAGCATGCAGCAGCCTATTTCAATCGCTCCACTGCTCTGGAACCACCAGAACGGGCGCAAGCTTGATATCACCATCACCCACGGTAAGGGCCGGAAAGGCATCATCATCCGTACCCGCCCGGCCAGCCGCGGGATCTCCTCCATCAAATCAGCAATGCGGGGTTTTTCAAAATGACAGCTATCACCGCCGGTATTGTTCGCAACCAGCCCGCCGGGCTGCGTGCTTTGGTTGGGGAGCGCCTCGCCGCCCCTCGCTGGAGAAGCACCTGCGATTTTTATAATCAGATGATGGAGCGTGAGCGATTGACCATTTGTTTCCATGCGCAGTTAAAACAGCGCCATGCTGTCATGCGTTTAGAGGAAATGAATGACAGCGAGCGCGAGCGTCTTGTGTGCGCCATTGATGAACTTCGCAGCGCTTTCGCTACTTATCGTAAGCACGGTATCAGTAAATCTGGATTCATTGGCCGATTAACCATAAGCCAGCGCCGCACTTTATTCCTGCATGCCGGGTTAACTGAGGTCGAGTTTAATCAGCCGTACTGGCGTATTGATGATGAGTCTTGTAAATGGCGCGAGGAGCTATTCAGGGCGCTGCGTGAGCTGTTTAATTTATTCGAATATGCACCGACCATATTAACGTCGGTTAAACCTGAAGCGTATTTTCATTAATTAACTCGCTTTAAATTTAAAGGCGCTTGATTGCGTCGGGCATCCTTTTATCTGGAGTTCTCCATGCACATGTATAAAACCGTTAGCCAAGAAATGAGAAATAAGGCTGATGCAGATTTGCGTAACTTCATGCTGAACAGCGCTCGTGCGGAAGCAAAGGCAGATGCGGCCGTTAGTTTCTCCTCCCACCTTGACCGTTTGGCGACTCATGCGGCGGTTAATCATCTCTCATGTGTGGAAATCATCGAGCTGTTGCGTCAGGAGTCGGAGAAGTTTGACCACGAAGGCCGAGCGCACAAGCAGGGGTTGAACCATGGTTGAGCGGGAGTATGTGGAAATTAATAACGTATTCGCCATCGTGAAAATGGATGAGGGCGATTTTATTCTGGCCGAAGTAAAAATAGATAAAGAGACAAAAGAAAAATATTACCCGACCCGAGCTATCTACTCGAATGAGTTAAAGCTGGTTGCTGACCTTATTAATCTGTCGGTAAAGCGCGGTGTTTTTCTTAAAACCATTACCAGTCTTAGCGAGCTGATGAAAGAGTCACATCGCATCGCAGAATTAGCTCAACAGGTACTCAATCAACTGAACAGTGAATCGGAGCAATAACGATGCCGGATTTAATGGACTTGGTGCAGCAGCGCCAGCAGGAAACTCTCGCCGCACAAGTTAATGCTGCGCGCATCAAGGGCGGGGTGTCAGCGTCAATTTGTGAAGAGTGTGACCAAGCTATCCCCGCTGCACGCCGTGCAGCCTTTGCCGGTGTGACCCGCTGCGTGTCATGCCAGACCATCCACGAACAACAAACCAAGCATTTCAGGGGGTAATCATGCTGCGCATTCCTGTCGGTAAGGATTGGGTTATCACCAGTGATGTCCATCAGTTCATTTTGAACAAAAAGAAGCTGGTTAAAACCGGTGGTAAGGCGGGCGAGGAGTGGCTCGACGCCGTCGGTTATTACCCGACGGTCACGCAGTTGGTTTCCGGGTTGGTACATCACCACGTCCGTGACTCAACCGTTACCAGTATCGCAGGTTTGGCCGCTGAGATTGGCCGCATTGGCGAGCTGTGCCAAGAGGCGTTTTCCGCGATAAATAAAGAGGATAAATGACTGTATCAGCCCGGGGGCGCATAGCCCCCTCACCACCACCGCCATTTGCAGCAACTTCCGGCGAGCCCTTCGTCGGCGTTCATTCATGGAACGCACCAAAATCCGCTATTGGGAAAGAAAGACCGCTTACCCGTGAGCAATACGCTCAGGGGCAAGCTGTTTTGCGTAAAATTCACGCCTTACCGCATTTCCTCAGCAGTATCTTTCTTGGGCGCCATTCTTTCTTGCTGAAAGAGCAGGGGCTGCACGCTGCTAATAAGTGGCTTGTGCTCCAGTTTGAGCGCCGCATCTGGCCGCGCATTGAAATTGTTAATGAGAAAAATGCGATGAACCTTAACGCCTCGCCATGCTTTATGGCTGAGGTGGATAATTATGCGCGTCTGCCGGGCATGGAAGATAAGGAGTTGCGGCGTTTTGCTGACCGTATTGCTGGGCAGTTGCTGCAAAATTATGACCGCTATTGTGAGGAGTTTCTCACCGCCAATGACGGGGATAATTCTTTACTGCTGAGTAACGGCGTACAGGCTGTGTTTTATGGGCGCATCGCCCGCATGGCGCGAGCCTTTAATATCACGCCAATGCACTGGAGAAAATACTGCAAAGGTAAGCTGGACGCATCTTCGGCTGTTGCCAGTTTGTCACGGCTGGCTAACGCGGAGTGGTGGGAACGCCAGTTGAAAGCGAAGCGCACACGCTGGCGTGAGGCGCTACTGATTGCCGCCGGTGAAGTAAACCTAAAGAAATACCCATACGCGAGCAAGCAGGCGATTAGGGATGTGCAGGCCCGGCGGCTAGCCAATATGGATTATCTGAAAGGGTGCGATCTGGAGAATGTCGCCACCGGTGAACGTTTCGACCTGATTGATAAGGTCATGGCGAGCATTTCTAACCCGGAAATCCGCCGCATGGAGCTGATGAGCACCATCGCAGGGATAGAAAAGTATGCTGCCAGCGAGAGGCATGTCGGCATGTTTATCACTATCACCACCCCGTCTAAATATCACCCGACGCGCGTTGTTGGCAAAGAAGGGGCTGAAAAAATCCAGTTTAACCACAATTGGGATGCAGAGGCTTTTTCACCGAAAGACGGCCAACGTTATCTGGTGCGCATCTGGAGCAAAATGCGCACCGCGTTTAAAGACAACGGCCTGAGCGTTTACGGTATGCGTGTCGTTGAACCTCACCATGACGGTACGCCGCACTGGCATATGATGCTGTTCTGCGAGCGTAAACAACGTCAGGACGTCATCGACATCATGCGTCGCTATGCGTTGAAAGAAGACGGCGATGAGCGCGGTGCAGCAAAGAATCGATTTGAAGCCAAGCACATGAATAAGGGCGGCGCGGCGGGGTATATCGCTAAATACATCGCTAAAAATATCGATGGTTATGCGCTTGACGGCCAGATTGACCACGACACCGGTAAACCGTTACGCGATATGGCTGCTGCGGTGACCTCATGGGCGTCAACATGGCGCATCCCTCAGTTTAAGGCTATCGGAATCCCTACTATGGGCGCTTATCGTGAATGCCGGGCCGCCTGCCTCCGTCACATCAGCCTTGCTGAATCTTTTGACGAGCGTGTCGAAGCTGTACGCGCGGCTGCCAGTGCTGGAAATTTTGCTGCCTATATGGCTGGACAGGGGGGCGCAAATGTCCCGCGCGACGTGCAGACCGTTCGAGTTGCGCGCAAGGTGGCCGATGAGCTGAACGCTTATGACGAAGAGGTGCAAAAGGTTGTCGGCATTTTTGCGCCGCACCTTGGCGCGGGTCATATCCACGAAACCCGGACAACAGAATGGCGTATTGTCCGCAAGGCCGTTGACCTTGACGTTGATCCTTTGACTTTAAAAAGCGCCTCTGGCGCGCCTCGGAGTCCTGTCAATAACTGTGGGGAGGTTCAGCGAGAACCTGAGCCAGATATGCAGGTAGCAACGCCTGAGTATGCCACGGCGGTGATGAATTTGATTGAGAGCGGGGATGTTAGCTGGGATGACGCAGACGTCGCCAAGACGCTGAGAGACGCGATAAGGGGGCAGTCACTGAAGGCTAATCACCAAGAAATCGCCCGGAATCGGAAAAAGTCCCGAAACGATGCGCCATCGGCGCGTCTGACACCGGCTGAGCGGGCTAGGGTTCCACAAATCCGTCTTGAGCTGGCGCAGTATGGTGTTACTGCCGAGCGCTGGGAGCTTGAAGCTCTGGCGCGTGGGGCGAGGGTCAGTTTTGATGATAAACAGTTTTTATACCTGCGACAAACGGAGTGGCAAGGATTTAATGATTTTATGTGACTGTATATATTTATTTGTTCAATTGGTAAGGTGTTTATCAAATCTAACAAGGGGATTTTCCCCCTTGTTAGATTGAGTGTTAAGAGAATTTAGCTAGTAAGTTTAGTAATCGGCGTCTCATTTCACCGATATAAGCGACTTTTTCATTAGGGGTTGGTATATTAACTGGGTGATTTTCCAACCTATCTTTGGTTAATGTGGCTGAACCCTCTTGGTTTGACGCTTCTTTTTTTAAAGAAACTCCTACAGATTGAACAAACCAATCCAGGTCCGTAGACTTGTCCTTAGGTTTCAGTACCGCTGCATGGTGATTTGCTGTGAATTTCCCGCTTCTAATTACTTGCAAACTTCCTGAGCTCCCATCCATTGAAACAACTATAGCTGGCGCTTCGAATATTTTTACTCTTATGCCTCTGTTGTTTAAAGTATTTTCTTTTACTTTGTATCCGGTAACTTTTACTCCGCCACCGTATACGTCTATTCCATTAGTGTCAAAGTTGGAGTAAATCACTTCCTCTGTGAATCCTTGACTGCCTTTAGTTATTGTAAATAGATCTGCCACTCTCGATTGAGTGTAGGCGGTCTCCTTGTCATAAATAACAGGGAGTGTGGTTAACTCTGTGAGCTCTTCAATAAACCGGCCATTTAATGACTCATTTTTCCCAGCAAGGTAGTCTTCAATTACAGATATTCTGGATTGATAATCATCAAAAGAAATTTCGTCATGTTCTTTTCTTAAATAAGAGTCAGGGAGTAGGCTTAAATCCCGATGAATCGGATGAAAACAGTCATCGTAAGACATGTTTAGATATTTTTTTCCTAATGGTTCACCAAACTCAGATAGTCGGTTTCCAACAGGGATTTGGTTTATTAGAGCATTGTATATTAGGCTTTGTTGTTTGTTTCCATAGTTATCTAACCATTGTGAAAGGTCATTGTGAAGAAACTCTCCACTTGCAGACTTGACATTGGTTGGGTAACGTTTATCACTATTCGCATACCCATCATTGTCTACTATGAAATAGCCAATTCTTTCATTTTTTATTTCCTCAGACAGGCCTGATATATCCCCGTTAGCTACTGGGATCGCCTTTTTTCTTTTGCGAAATATGATAACAGCTGTCTTTTGCTGTGTATAAGGTGCAAAAGTATGTTTAGGTAGAGATATTGAATCACTGACCCAGCAGTGTTTTAGTAGGTTAAACCGCGTATTCGTTGATCTAGGATTCTCAAGAACACCTGTTGGTAATACCATAACTCCCCAGCCACCCGGTTTTATTATGTTAATCACTAAGTTAAGGAAAGCTTCTTCTGCTCGACCATGACTGCTTTTCCCATATGGGGGATTCGTGACTACCATATCGAAATAGCCTTCATAATCCTCCAGGAAATCATCTTTTAAGCTATCTCGGCCACCTTCTATTTTACTAAAGCCATCACCAGCAAAGTACATATTCACTGAAGCTCTTGATGCGTTAGCATGACTTAAATCAAAACCGTAAAATGCGCTTTTAGACAGTCTTTTTAGTTCTTTCTCTGTAAAGGTAAAGTTACCTTTAATTATTCTGAATAACTCAGTTAAAAAACCACCGGTGCCACATGCTGGGTCACAAACTTTAATGGATTTCACTTTGTCTTCATCTTCATCTAGCCCTGAACGTTTCATTAAAATAGGCAATATTGATGAAATTACATGACGACCAGTAAAAAATTGGCCTAAGGCTTTCTTGGTTGCATTGTCACCGATGCTTTGATACACCTCACCAAAGATATCAAAATCAGAGTGTTCTAGAGGGGGGAGGTAATCTAGTAAAGAGAATATTTTATCAAAGTTATCAAACTTTGTTGGGATGGAGTTTAATGTATTGGTAAATGAAAACGAGATCTCATCGCCGTCATTGTTTTCTTTAAAGTTGAATATTTCGCCATACTTTTTGTTTAGTTTTTCATCGCTTAAGATTCGATCTGCTAAGGTTTTAAATCTTTCTCTTACAGCAAAATCGTTATCGGATACACCAACAGCAAAAGAAGGTTGTTCACTCCAACTACCCCATGCAGGGTTTCGTTCTACGAGCATTCTTAATGTTAATAGTGCAATCGTAAAATCAATAGGTTTTCTTCCCTGAGTCAAGGAAGGGATGTATCTATAAATATTTTTAAGTTTTGGTAGTAATTCTCTTAAGTCGGAGGCAGTTGCCCACCCCTTCTCAGCTAAAAACGAACCATGATTGCTAATACCATTGCGAATAATGATTGAATTAAAAAAGCAATCTTTAGCTACACTGCCTTTGTTCTTTATTTGCACCCATTTGTGCTCGTTTGTATAGAATTCACTGATTAACTCTATACCATTAAATCCCACTGCAATTCTAGGTAGTGAGGGTTCAAGAGGAAGATTCCTAAATAAACCTTCGATGTAAAATTTAGCCTCGTTTAATGCAGTGATTACAGATACTGAAGGGTCTTTATTTTCCCATACACATACGGGATAACTAGTGTCTTTACAGCACAGTAGCAGGTCCGGACGACCTTTCCCGTCCGCGCTAGCCTTGCTTGGAAATGCTGAGTCAATTTTAGGAATCCCAACTTTATGCTGATGTACGTCATAGTTGAATTCAGCAGATTCTAGTTTGGCTTTTGCATAGTGCTGAACGTCAGCTTCATTTTTGGCGGTGTAATTCACATCAAGAAAGTCAATCAGAAACATTTTCAAATCCCATTAATTTTATATGACTATACAAACATGAATTTTATTTATAATGTATAGTTATAAAAAATATAATAATTCATAGGATTAGAACTGTACCATGCTGTTATAAAAAATGGAATCTCTCATGAGGGATGATGTATTAAGATGGTACTTAAAACGTCAGTTATCTATGCTAAAAATCTTACTTTTTTCATTAAACCATCCTGTACGGGAGTGTTTACTTGCATAAGCTAAATATGCATGCATAACTTGCATGAAATCGCATGATGACCCGGTGTGATTTTTACCCCCGCAGCGCCAGTACTGGCGCTGCTTTCGTCGTTTCAGGTAACTGCATTAAAATCGACCCATGAAGCGGGCAGGCGTGGCGGGGATAGCATTGCGCGCAGGCACGTATTTAATTATCAGAATTGACGGCGTCAGCGCGTCGTGATGGCGTTGCGGGTCTTTGATTAGATTCGCGGGTACGTGCGGTGGCGCGTGCCGTGGTGGGCGTCTGAGGGCGTTTGCGGATGGGTATGAAAAGGCCGCCAATCTGGCGGCCGGTTTATTATTCGTCGTCGTTGTCGAGGCTGTACTTTTTAAACCGGATGACCTCGACGCCGACCCAGTCATTCACTTCTTTGATGCGCTGCTGGAGCGGTGTCAGCTCATTGCGGACAAACACCTTTGCGGCCTTTTCCACGTCACCTACTGACCCGACGTTCTCCGGCTTGCCGCCCATCAGCTGGTAGGGGATGCGGTGGGCGTCCAGCAGGTCGGCGGCGCTGACCTTTTTGATGTTGAAGAAATCATCCTTTGTCGCCACCTCGCTGAGCGGCACAATCTTGATACCGTCGGGCTTCCCGTTCGGCGCGTAGAAGAACAGGTTTTTAAAGTTCCCCATGCCTTTAGAGTCGCTCATCGCTTCGCGCAACGCCTCAACATCGGTATTGTTCTGCGCAGCGTCGGTCACATACATGATGTAGCCCGCGTGCGCGCCGTTCTGGTAATACTTGCGGCGGAACAGCGTGGCGGACTCGTTCAGCCACGCGGAATTGAGCGCCGACAGATATTCCGGCATCCCATACAGCTCTTGATTGATATCCGGCTCCAGCAGGTGAAAAACGCTGTCGGGCGCGAACGGATGCGGCTCAGCGAACGATTGCACGAACCAGTAAACGCTCGGGTCAACGCCGCGCCGGGTATATTTGGCCGGTGAGGTCTCCAGCTTCAACAGCTTGCCGGTCACGCTGAAACGCTTTTCTAAAAAGGCGTTGCCGAACACCAGATAATCCAGCACAAACCGGCTGAAATCCTGCTGTGACAGCAGCGGGTGCGGGATGTAGGTGCTCGCCAAAATATTGCGCTTCACGTAAATGGGTGAGCTGTGGTGCACGGCGGCGCGCAGGCTTTTTGCCAGCCCGGAAAAGCTGACGGGCGGCTCAATCCATTTACCGTTACCGACGCATTCCGTGTAATCCAGAATGTCACGGCGATCCAATACGGCCGACGGCTCACCAAAGGTGAACGCCTGCATTTTCTGGTCCGCCTCGGTGGCGGCCAGATTTCCTTTTGCCTTGCGGCGATTGCGTTTGCTCATCGGTTGAAGTCCAGAATGGATTTAGACGGTTGGCCGTTGGCGGCGGTCAGCGGTTCATTTAACAGGGCGTGCATGGTGGCCCACGCGACATCGGCGTGACTGGCTTCTTCGCTGCGGCTCGCTTCGTAGGTCATGCCCCTGCCGCTGGCGGTCATGGTTTTGCGGATGGCCATAAACGATTTGGTGATGTCGGTATACGCGGTGTCGTACTCGAGCCTGCCGCTGCCGATGGTGTCTTTCGCCTTCAGTACCATGGCGGTCTTGACCTCGGCGCTGTAGCGGATTTCGCGGGCGGCCGGGTAGAACGCGCGCACCAGTTGGAAAACGCCTTGCCCGATGCCGGTGGCGTCGATACCGACGTATTCCACGTTGTATTTTTCGGTCAGCCTGCGGATGGATTCGGCCTGCGTGGCGAAATCCATGCCTTTCCACTGGTGGCGCTCCAGTATGCGGAATTTGCCGCCGGTGACCATCGGCGGGGCCAGCACCACGCAACCGGCGCTGTCGCCGGAGTGCGCCGGGTCATAGCCGACCCACACCGGCCGGTCACCGAAAGGTCGGCCTGCATAGGGGTTAACGTCCGTCCATTCGACCAGACTGTCGACCATGCAGCCCTGCAACTCCTCAAAGGGGAATACTGACGCGCTGTCGTCGACAAATTCGCACATAAACAGGTTGCGGAAGTCCTCGGCGCTGTTCTCCCGCTTCAGCACGTCGAGGTCAAACAGGTTACAGCCGCCGCGCAGGGCATCCTCAATGGTGACGATTTGCCGCCACTGGCCGTCATCGCACAGCTTCCCGGCCGCTAACGCGCTGTGGCTGATATCGATCTCGACGTGTTCGCTGGCATTTTTGCGGCCCTTGTTAAACAGATCGCCGGACCAGAAAGGAAACGCGCCGTGCCCCAGCGTTGACGGGGTGGAAAAGTAGGTCGACCGGAGGTGTTTTTGCGAGGCCATGCCGGAGGCGACTTTGCGCAGTTTCTGGAAGTTGGGGATCCAGAAAATCTCATCGACCAGCAGGTCGCCGTTATGGCTTTGCGCGGTGTTGGAGTTGGTGCCGAGAAAAATCAGCTTCGCGCCATTGTTGCCGAGCACAATCGGGTCGCCGGTCAGCTCAACGTCAACCCGCCGCGCAAACTGAATGATGTACTCCCGGAAGACATACGCCTGCGTTTTGCTCGCGGAAAGAAAAATCTGGTTATGGCCGGTTTTCAGCGCGTGCAGCAGTGACTCGCGGGAGAAATAAAACGTGGCCCCAATCTGGCGCGATTTCAGGATGTCGCGAATACGGTGCTCAAGCCCGGCCTTGTGCCAGCCGAGTTGATATTCGAAAGACTCGCCATAAAAAATCTCCTCCAGCTTCGCAATCGCTTCCTCGCTGAAATAGTTCTTTGTCGGCTTTTTACGCTCGCCTTTGTTGCGGTTGGCGACGTTGGGATTGAGGTCGGTTTCGTTGCCGGAGTTCATGTACCGGCTGACGCGCGCGAGGCGCTCAATCTGGCGGCCCAGCAGGTCAATTTCTTTGTAGTCGCTGCCCTCTTTTTTTGTCTTGAGAACGAGCTGCACCATTCGCGCTTCAATGCTGGATTCGACGCGGGAAATCGGCGCGATATCGTCCCATTTTTCCCGTTGCTTCCAGCTCTGCACCGTGGGCGCTTTTTGCTTCAGCATTTCGGCGATTTGCTTCACGGAGAAGCCTTGCCAGTACAGCAAGGCGGCCTGCCTGCGTGGGTCGCTGAGTAAGGATGTGTCTGTCTGGATTTGCATGGTATGCCCTCATTTGCATGACGAGGGCAAGGCTACGCAAGCCACGCCGGGCGTGCGCTAAGGTGCTGTTGTCTGAGGGATAGTCCGTCGGCAGTCGCTGGCCGCGAGGGTGATCAGTCGGGAAACTAGCCCCGACCTTAACCACTCAGGACAATGGCACATGGCAAAGAAAGTATCGAAATGGTTCCGCATCGGCGTCGAGGGCGACACCTGCGACGGCCGCGTGATTGACGGCAACGACATTCAGGAGATGTCGGAAATCTTCGACCCGCGCGTCTACGGCTGCCGCATCAATCTGGAGCACATCAAGGGACTGTTTCCCAACGGTGATTTTAAGCGTCTCGGCGACGTGGTCGAGCTGAAAGCCGAGAAGATTAATGACGACTCCATCCTCAACGGCAAGTGGGCGCTGTTCGCCAAAATGACCCCGACCGACGAGCTGGTCTCCATGGTCAAGGCGAGCCAGAAAGTTTACACCTCCATGGAAATCCGTCCGAACTTTGCCAACACCGGCAAATGCTACCTCATCGGCAAATGCTACCTCATCGGTCTGGCGGTTACTGACGACCCGGCCAGCCTCGGCACCGAATACCTCGAATTCTGCTCCCGCGCCAAAACTAACCCGCTGGCAGGTAAAAAAGCCGAGCCGGGCGATCTGTTCTCGGTGGCGACTGAGGTGCTGCTCGAGTTTGAGGAACAGCCTGACAGCCTGCTGACCAATCTGACCGAGCGCGTGAAGGGCATGTTCAGCCGCAAACAGGCCAGCGACGACGCGCGCTTCAGTGATGTGCATGACGCAGTCACCGCCGTCGCCGAGCAGGTGCAAACCAACGGCGACAGCGCCGAGCAGCGTTTTGCACAGCTTGAGCAGGAAATCGCGGGGCTGAAAGGTGAGGTGACTACCGGTCAGGAGGCGCTTTCCGAGCTTCAGGCCGCGCTCGATACCACCGAAAACCTGAACCAGCAGCGCCGCCCGAAAGCGCCCGGCGGCAATGGTGAAGACAGCCTGTTGACCAACTGCTGATAACAGTCAGGGCGGGGCGCATGGCGCGCCGCTGTGAGACGACCCGAATTTATCGAATCAGGACAATTCAATGAAAAAACGACCCGCTTTAAATTTAACGCCTATCTGCAACAAGTGGCCAAGCTGAACGGCATCACGGACGTCGGCGACGTCGGCAAAAAATTCAGCGTAGAGCCGTCGGTGACGCAGTCGTTGATGAACGTCGTGCAGGAGTCTTCCGAGTTCCTGACCCGCATCAACATGACGCCGGTTGCTGAGCTGAAAGGCGAGAAGGTCGGCGTGGGCGTCAATGGCTCGATTGCCAGCACCACCGACACCGACGGCGGCAAAGAGCGCCAGACCGCTGATTTCACCTCGCTGGAGTCCAATAAGTACGAGTGCCAGCAGGTGAACTTTGATTTCCATATGCGCTATAACCAGCTCGATTTATGGGCGCGTTATCAGGACTTCCAGTTGCGCATCCGCAACGCCATCGCCAAACGTCAGGCGCTGGACTTCATTATGGCCGGGTTCAACGGCATCAGCCGCGCCGCCACGTCTGACCGGGCCAAAAACCCGATGTTGCAGGATGTGGCGGTAGGCTGGTTGCAGAAATACCGCAACGAAGCCCCGGCGCGCGTGATGAGCAACATCACCGGCGAAGACGGTGCGGTCATTTCCCCGGTCATCCGCATCGGTAAAGGGGGCGATTATGCCAACCTTGACGCCGTGGTCATGGATGCGACCAACAACCTGATTGCGCCATGGCATCAGGAATCTCCTGACCTTGTGGTGATTTGCGGCCGTAAGCTGCTGGCCGACAAATACTTCCCGCTGGTTAACCAAGCGCAGCCGAACACCGAGGCGATGGCCGCCGACGTGATTGTCAGCCAGAAGCGCATCGGCAACCTTCCCGCCGTCCGTGTGCCGTTCTTCCCGGCCAACGCGATTATGGTCACCACGCTCGAGAATCTGTCGATTTACATCATGGATGAGAGTCACCGCCGCCATATCGAAGAGAACGCCAAGCGTGACCGCGTCGAAAACTACGAGTCGATGAAAATTGACTACGTCATCGAGGATTACGCCGCCGGTTGCCTGATTGAAAATATCGCGCTGCTGCCTGCGTCGACAGAAAAGTCGGGCGTACGGGTATCCAAAGAAGACCCGCAGCCATCGGGGGCCGATATCAGCGCCTTGGCTGACGCTATCGTGCTGGCAGTGAAAGGGGCGGCTGCGCAACCTGCGCCAGCCGGTGAGGAAACGCCAAAAACTGAAGGCGAAGCGTAACCATGACGAGTCCCGCACAGCGTCACATGATGCGGGTCTCGGCCGTGGAGGCTGCGCAGCGGGTGGATGACCCGCTGCGCCATGCCACCGCCTACGAGCAAATGCTCGTCAAACTGGCCGCAGACCGCACCAAGCTGAAACAGATCCATTCCGTCGAGAAAAAGGCTGAGCACAAACGCGCCATGTTGCCGTTCTACGCGCCTTGGGTGGCCGGGGTATTGGCCGAAGGGCGGGGGGCGCAGGACGACATCCTGATGACCGTCATGCAGTGGATGCTCGACGCCGATGACATTCCCGGCGCGCTGGAAATTGCGCCTTATGCGCTGAAATACCGTCTTAAAGTGCCGAACAACAAGCGCCCGGTGGCGTACTTGTTGGCCGAAGAGGTGGCGCTGTCGGCGGAGCGCAGCCGCAAGGCGGGCAACCCGGCCAAGATGGATGACCTTCGCGCCGCCATCGAGATGACGGCCGCCGAGGATATGCCCGACATGGTAAAGGCCAAACTGTTCAAGGTGACCGGCCTGATGTTGAGCGACTGCGGTGACTATGCGCAGGCGCTGGAGCACCTCGAGCGCGCGATGCAGCTCGACGGTCATGTCGGGGTGAGAAAAGAGATCCAAAAATGTGAGAGCGCCCTCAAGCCGAAGCCGGCGGCCGCCGCCAAAAGAACAACCACGCGCCCGCGTAAGGCCGCCACGCCGGCCAAGCGCGGACGCCCACGCAAGGCGGTAAAAACCGCCGGTTAACAGAACGCGCCCCGCGCCGGGCGGCACGGTGGCCGCGAGCGTCTTTTGACGTATCAAGGCCGCCGTCCACCGCCCCCTATTTTTTGAGGTCGTCATGACGACAGTGATTATGCGTAACCCGATTAAGCCGCCGGACGTGCCGACGGCCATTATCCCGCAACCGGATGTACCGGAGCCGGTGATTAAAAACACGTTCTTTTTCCCTGATGTTGACCCGAAACGCATTCGCGAGCTGATGCGTCTTGAGTACACGGTCTCGCCGGAGCGTCTGCGCTTTGCCATTCGCAGCGGTATCTCGGAGACGAATGCCGAGCTGTATCTCTATCGCGAGCAGCAACTCGCCGCCGGTTTCAAAACGCTGGCCGACGTACCGGCCGACGAGGTCGACGGCGAAAGTGAGAAGTGCTTTCACTACCTGAGTGCGGTCTGCGCCATGACAACCGCCACGCTGTACGAGCGCTACCGGGGGGCGGATGCCAGCGCCAAGGGGGACAAAAAGGCCGACAGCGTCGAGGTGTCTATTGATGAGCACTGGCGGGATATGCGCTGGTCAATCGCCCGGTTGCAGGGTAAGCCGCGCTGCATTGTCGGACAAATCTGATGAACGCCGTCGCGCTTCAGGGGGACACGCTCGACGCACTGTGTTATCGCGTCTACGGCCGCACCGCAGGCGTAGTCGAGGCGGTGCTGCTGGCGAATCCGGGGCTGGCTGAGCGGGGTGTCATCCTGCCGCATGGCACGGTGGTCACGCTGCCGGTCATTGATACCGCCCCTGCATCCGAAACCGTTCAGCTATGGGATTAACCATGGAGAAAGTCACATCGTTCATTGCTTATGCCGTCGCGGTGCTGCTGGCATGGGTCGGAAAGTATTCCGCGCAGGACATCGCACTGATTGTCGGTGCGGTGGTCGGTGTCGGCACCTTTGTCACCAACTGGTATTACCGCCGCAAAAGCTATTTGCTGCTGAAAAATGTCGGCATTCGACGGGAGGTTTTCGATGAAATCAATCGTTAAACGTTGCAGTGTCGCCATCGTGCTGGCGCTGGCGGCGTTGTTGCCGGATTTTACCCGGTTGCATACGTCAATGGCGGGCCTTGAGCTGATTGCCAATCTGGAAGGGTGTCGCCTGAGTCCGTATCAGTGCAGCGCGGGCGTCTGGACGAGCGGTATCGGCCATACCGCCGGGGTGAAACCCGGCGGGGTTATCACTGAACGCGAAGCCGCGGTCAATCTGGTGGCCGATGTGATGCAGGTTGAGAAACGCCTTGCGCAGTGTATGCCGGTGACCATGCCGCAGCCGGTCTATGACGCCGTGGTCAGCTTTGCGTTCAACGTCGGCACGGGCGCTGCGTGCGCGTCAACGCTGGCACATTTCATCAATAAAAAGCAGTGGCCCGCCGCGTGCAATCAGCTTCTCCGCTGGGTATTCGTCAACGGCGTCAGGTCTGCCGGGCTGGAGAATCGCCGGGCGCGCGAGCTGGCGCTGTGTATGACGGGGGCATTATGAGTCGCGGTAATAAGCTTTTTCTGGCGCTGGTGTTGCTGGCGGTCATTGCCTTGCTGAAATGGCAGGTTATTACGCTCGGCGACAGTCTGGATGCTGCGAAGCAGGAAAATGTCAGGGTGGCAGCAGCGCTAACCGAAAGTCGCGCGGCTATCGCTGCGCTACAGGATAGCGCTTTGCGCAATGAGCGCGAACAGGTCATTTTGCGCCAGCGCATCACCGCCGCAGACCAGTTGGCCACCCGCCGCAATCACACCATTACGAGGCTGCTCAATGAAAATGAAACGCTGCGCCGCTGGTATCAGTCTGCTTTGCCTGATGACGTTATCCGGTTGCATTCCCGCCCCGACTTCGCCACCCCCGACGATTATTTACGCTGGCTGTCCGAAAGTCAGCAGTTGCCCGCTGCCCGGCAGCAACCCGAAGACCAACGGTGATTTAAGCGCCGATATTTTCAATCTTGAGCGCGCGCTGGCAAGTTGTGCGCTTCAGGTTGAGACCGTGAAAAAGTGTCAGGAGGAACTCGATGTTAAAGCCGAAAAGTCTGCGCAAAGCGCTTTATGACGCGGTGCCGAAGCTCAGGGCGAACCCGGATATGCTGCGCATATTTATCGACAGCGGTGTCATCGGGGCAACGCTGGCCGCCTCCCTGTCATTTGAGAATCGCTATACGCTCAATGTGATAGTCGAAGATTACCCGGACGATGTGGATTTGCTGCTGGTGCCGATTGGGGCGTGGTTGCGGGAGAATCAGCCCGATATCATGACCACGGACGAGGGCAAGAAAAAGGGGTTCACCTACTTCGCCGACATCAACAACGACGACAGTTATGACATCAGTATCAGCCTGCAACTGACTGAGCGCACGCTGGTGAAGGAAGTTGACCGGGCGCTGCACGTGTCCCATGTGCCGGAGCCGCCGCTGCCTGAGCCGGTAGCGCGCCCGATGGAGCTTTACATTAACGGTGAGCTGGTGAGCGCGTGGGATGAGTGAACTTAAGCCCTTTGATGACAAACTCGCCGGGCTGATTGCCGGGCTATCGGCTTCCCGTCGTCGCCAGATGGCGGCCGAGATTGCGAAGCGTCTGCGCACCAGTCAGCAGCACCGCATTAAGCGCCAGCAGGCACCGGACGGCACGCCGTATGCCGCCCGTAAGCGGCAGCAGGTTCGGAGCAAAAAGGGACGAGTTAAGCGCGAGATGTTCGCCAAATTGCGCACCCATCGCTATATGAAAGCCAAAGGCACCGCTGATGAGGCGCTGGTCGAGTTTGCCGGGCGCGTGCAGCGTATCGCGCGGGTGCACCAAGAGGGCTTGCGTGACCGCCCGAGCCGCCATAGCCGGGACGTGCAATATGACGCGCGGCCGTTATTGGGCTTTGGTGACGTTGACCGACAGATTGTGGATGATGTTATCATCTCCCAATTGAACGGGTAACGCGTTATAAATCAGTGGTGCGCTACTCGACGGATTGATAGCGGGATGGGTTTGACGGCAAAAATGGCTGCCTGTAAAAAGGAGTGAATCGCCACGGATAATCTGGACACTTTCGAGTCGTCACTCCACACATTTGTTATACTACCAATGAATATTTGGATTATTAACTTAATCTCCAATAAACGGGGGTGAGTCAGGGTGATTTATAAAGGGTAAAAATATTTTCTTCAAAACAAACTCCATCGCGCAGTTCAGTCTAAATGAGTTGTGGAGGCCTGTTACCTGTAGTATTCTAAAACCCACCCCTCATTTTAGATTCTATGGATGATTGATAAGGTTGAGATATGTATTTAATTGATTATAGGGAATTAGAAGTTGGGGATATTATTTTGACTGGTAGTAAGTCTATGGCAGGTATAGCTGTTAAAATATTTACCCTAAGTAGATTTTCGCATGCCATGGTATGGGCAGGTGGTACGCTTATACATTCTGATGGCGGTGGAGTATATTCAAAAAACCCTCAGCGAATGTTATTCTCGAAAAAATCAAACGTTAAAGTTTTGAGAATGAAAAGGAAATTAACACCCTCCCAGAAAGAAATAATTAGTAATCATGCAAGACTTCTCGTCGGTACGGCATATTCAACCGTAGAGGCTGCACTAGTGGTGGTACCATTAAAGTTACCATTAAGCGAACGACAATTTTGCTCTCGGCTAGTTGCTCAGTGTTATGAAGAAGCAGGTATAAGTTTAGTTAAAAATAAAGACTTTTGCACTCCGGCACAATTCAATAATCCTGACTTATTTGATGAGGTAACTGGAGCGGTACGTTTAGCAACCCAAAACGAGATTGATTTCACAAAATCTAGAGATGTAAATCTAGAAACTCAAACTGATACAATAAAAATGCTCACTGAGTTGAGGGTAATATACGGAAAGAAAATACAAACTATTAATGATGTGTTTTCGTTGGTGTTAAAAAAAACTGAAGTTGATGAGAGTGTTACTCAGATCGCGCTCAGAAATGGATACTTTGACCATGCTGAAGTCGATATGGAGGTTAATCCATGGCGTTATAATGAACAAGACTTCATTGAACGAGCTAGTAAATATGAAATTCCAATCAATGAGTTAGCGACAGAGGTTTATAACATTGGCAACTCATCAGCATCAGTCCATGAAAATGAATTGAAAAAACTCCAACAGGCCTTAAATCTTTATAATTTAAACTTCATTCATCACCATATAATACTTTATAAAAAACTTGTCAATACTGATTTCCTCAGGAAGGATTTAACCAAAAACATAATGCGGAATCATTTAAAAAATTAGCCTTTAATTAATATCTTGTTTGGATGGGAGATAGTTTAATCCTGCCAAGTCGCCAATTGTTATCATAGATAATCTAGCTCTCCATCTTCATCAGAGTATGCGGTTATCACTCCCAAAAAATGGCTCATTAGCGAGAGCCTACTAAATAACCGGATGCGATTTACTATTCGTAACATCCACTTCTAGCCCAGAGCTGCCTGACAAATTAGGTTTGGTTCTGTGCCATAGATGTGTCAGGTCAAATCTGAGATAAAACACATTAGGATTAGCTACATCTAACAAAGCACGCGTCAGACTGTTGTTTCCCCTGCCAAAGCACGCACATCAATTGCCGCTGGATCTCTTCAGCGGCATCCTTTCCCCATGAACACATTCGAATCTATTTCAGAACTCGCGCGCGCTGTACGCGACCTCATCCGCACTGGCGTCATCGTAGAAGTTCAGTATTCGCCGCCTCGCTGTCGCGTTCAATTGGGTGGCAATACGACGGACTGGTTGCAGTGGCTGGCCAGCCGCGCCGGAGGTGCTCGCACATGGTGGGCACCCTCCATCGGTGAGCAGGTGCTGGTGCTGGCGCTGGGGGGCGAGCTGGATACCGCCTTTGTGCTGCCTGCTATCAACTCCGATGATTTTCCGGCTCCGTCAGTATCGCCGGAGGCATATCACACCAGTTTTCCCGATGGTGCAGTCATCGAATATGAGCCCAAAACCGGCGCACTGAGCGTTACCGGTATTAAAACGGCCAATATCAGTGCGCAAGTGGCCGTCGACGTTTCTGCGCCGAAAGTGACGATTATCGCCAGTCAAAAAATCACGCTCGATACGCCGGAGGTGGTCTGCACCAACAAGCTGACAGCCGACACGCTGGAGCTGAAAAAGGGCGGGAAAATGTCGGGTGATATCGAGCACGGCGGCGGGACCTTCAAGTCTAACGGCGTGCAGGTGGATAAACACGGTCACGGTGGTGTGCAGCGCGGCGGAGACTGGACGGAGGGAACCCGATGACCGTGCGATATATCGGCATGAACCGGGACACCGGCCAGACCCTGACGGACAGCGAGCATATCAGCCAGAGTGTTCGCGACATCCTCATTACCCCTGTCGGCTCCCGAGTGATGCGGCGGGAATATGGCTCGCTGTTGTCTGCCCTGATTGACCAACCGCAAAGCCCGGCGGTGAACGGGCAGGTGATGGCCGCCTGCTACATGGCAATCCTCAAATGGGAGCCACGCATCAGGCTGACGTCCATCACCTTCGAGAAGACCTTCAGCGGTCAGATGTTCGTTGATATTACCGGCGTGCGCCAAGACACCACAGGCGGCACATTTTCGTTAACCGTCCCACTGAGCTGACACCATGGCAACTATCGATTTAAGCCAGCTACCCGCGCCGAACGTCGTTGAGCCGCTGGACTATGAAACCCTGTTTGCCGAGCGCAAAGCGACGCTGATTTCCCTGTACTCGGCCGACCAGCAGGAAGCTGTTGCCCGAACTTTGGCGCTTGAATCGGAGCCTATCGTCAAGCTGCTTCAGGAAAATGCGTATCGGGAGGTCTTGCTACGCCAGCGCGTTAACGATGCCGCCAAAGCGGTGATGCTGGCGCACGCCACCGGCGAAGACCTTGACCAGCTCGGCGCGAACTTCAACACGCCGCGACTGGTGATTGCCCCGGCGGATGAGAGCGCCATTCCGCCAACACCGGCATTTATGGAGGCGGATGAAGATTATCGCCTGCGCCTGCAAGACGCGTTTGAGGGGATGAGTACAGCAGGTTCGGCCGGTTCCTACCGTTTTCACGCCCGCTCGGCCGATGGCCGGGTGGCTGATGTGACGGCAATCAGCCCATCACCGGCTAACGTGACCGTCACCGTGTTGTCACGGGACGGCGACGGCAGCGCCAGCGCTGAGCTGTTGCAGGTTGTCAGCGCTGCGTTGAATGACGAGGATGTGCGTCCGGTGGCCGACCGCGTCATTGTGCAATCGGCCAAAATTGCCCCGTATGTCATCGAGACCGTTTTATACCTGTACCCCGGCCCGGAGGTTGCGCCGATCCTCACTGCGGCAAAACAACGTTTACACAATTATGTGCTGACCATGCGCCGCTTAGGTCGCAGTATCCGGCGTTCCGGCATTATCGCGGCGCTGACCGTGGAAGGCGTTGAACGTGTTGAAGTTGCTCAACCGGTCGCCGACATCGTGCTTGATAAAACGCAGGCGGGCTACTGCACTGGCGTGAACATCACACCGGGGCGCGCCGATGACTAACCGCTTATTGCCTGTTGGCTCCTCAGTGCTGGAAGTCGCTGCCGCAGCCGCGTGTGCCGAGCTGGAGCGCGTGCCGGTTCCCCTGCGTGACCTGTGGAACCCGAAAACCTGCCCGGTGCATCTGCTGCCTTATCTGGCGTGGGCGTTCTCTGTCGATCGATGGGATGAGGCTTGGCCGGAGGACGTGAAGCGGGGCGTGGTGTCCGCCGCGTTCTACATTCATCGACACAAGGGCACTATCGGCGCCGTGCGCCGCGTGGTGGAGCCGCTCGGCTACCTGATTAACGTCATTGAATGGTTTCACACCGACGGCGCCGATCCGCCCGGTACGTTCCGGCTCGATATTGGCGTGCTGGAAACCGGCATCACCGAGGAAATGTATCAGGAAATGGAGCGCCTTATCGCTGACGCCAAGCCCCTGAGCCGCCACCTGATTGGCCTTAACATTTTGCAGGACATCCCCGGCCGGATTTACACCGGCGCGGCCGTAATTGATGGCGATGTCATTACCGTTTACCCCGGATAAGAGAAAATCATGAGCAAATACAAAGCGATTATTACCACCGCCGGGGCGGCCAAGATTGCCGCCGCCAGCGCGGGCGGCACGCAGTTGAAAATCGTCTCTATGGCCGTCGGCGACGGGAACGGCACGCTGCCGACGCCAAATCCGGCGCAAACAAAACTCGTCAACGAGAAATACCGCGCGGCGCTCAACGGGCTGACTATCGATAAAGCGCTGAAAAATCACATTCTGGCCGAGATGATTATTCCGGCGAATGTTGGAGGCTTCTGGCTGCGTGAAATGGGCCTCTATGACGAGGCCGGGACGCTGATTGCCGTCAGCAACATGGCGGAGAGCTACAAGCCGAAGCTGGAAGAGGGCAGCGGCCGCACGCAGACGCTGCGCATGATTTTGATTGTCAGTAGCACCGAGGCGATTCAGGTAATTGCCGGTGGCGATACCGTGCTGGCGACAAAAGACTATGTTACCGACGCGATTACCGCGCATGAGAAAACCCGCAATCACCCGGACGCCAGCACCACGACGAAGGGGCTGGTACAGCTGAGCAGCGCGACAACCAGTACCGACGAAACGAAAGCCAGCACGCCCAAAGCGTTAAAAACGGTCAACGATGCCAGCATGAAGAAGGCCGCGAACCTCTCAGACCTGACCGACAAGGCCGCCGCGCGCGGCAATTTGGCGTTAGGTACGGCCGCGACGAAAAACGTCGGGGTAGAGGGCGGGCAACTGATGGAGGTCGGCGCATTTGGATTGGGAAGCGGCTCACGTCACCGGGAAGATGCGTATTGCAATCAGGCTGAAATCTACCGGGTTAATAGTTCGTCAAAAAATACGCCGGGCGGCGATGTTTATGGCGTGCTGAGTTTGCCCTGCGACGGTGGGCCGTCGGGGGCGTATATGGCGGTACAAAACAACGGCAACGCATTCTTTGGCCGTTCGAATATCCCCAGTAATGGGGTGGTGTGGTTTCAGGCTTACACGACGAAGTTTAAACCGACGGCGGCAGACGTTGGCGCATGGAGTAAAACAGAGTCCGATGGTCGATTTGTAAAACAGACCGGCGACACGATGAAAGGGGCGTTGACTCTGCCGCGTATCGTATTCCCGAACGAAAATACCGCCAATGCTGACGATGACTTAAATCGCGAAAATGGCTTTACCGTTGAGTCATTGGTTGCCACTGCCAATAAGGGCTATCCCGTGCCGGGCGGCATGGGGGTGTTGTTTACCGGGAAAGTGAACGAGTTCCGCAATGTGCAATTTGCCGTAGGCTCCGGCGATATGGCGTTTTATTTGCGCTCGATGCGAAAAGACAGCGCGGCTTCGCTCCGCTGGGCGCGAGTTTATACGACGGACTACAAACCCACTGCGGCAGACGTCGGCGCGCTGACCGACGCGCAGGCCGCCCAGAAATACGCGCTCCGTTCAATCAAGGTGAACGGTAAGCCGCTGTCCGCTGATGTGAATTTGTTGGCCGGTGACGTCAACGCATGGAATAAAGCCGAAGCAGATGGCCGCTATCTGGCGAAGACCGGCGGGCAGTTAACCGGGACGCTAAAGACCAGCGCGGAGATTCAATCGACCCACATTGATAATTATCGCATGGTCGGCGGCGGCTTCGGCTCCTTCTGGCGCAATGACGGCAACCGGCTTTACCTGCTGCTGACAAAAGAAAACGACCAGTACGGCACATTCAACAACCTGCGCCCGTTTTCTGTGGATGTCAGAACCGGTGCCGCCGCCTTTGAGTCGGGTATGCACATCGGCGGTAACTGGCCCGCGATCACCACATCAAGCGGGACGACGTGGCACCCTGACGGCAACGTTCAAGGCAGTTGTTGGGGCGGTTATCTCAGCAACTGGCTTAATCAAAATATCTCGGCTGCGCAAAACAATGCGCAGAATTGGGCCTATCAGCATTTGGTTCAGGGTGTGCGCATGGCCGGGCGCACGGTTATCGCGGATACCGGCGGGCGCATCGATTTACCGTCGGGCTGTGTTTATACGGGTATGTCCGGCTCAAACTACAACCCCTCAATCTGGGGCGCTTATTCAGCGGTTCAGGTGCTGATTAACGGCACATGGGCAACAATTGGAACGGTGTAAAATGCAACACATTAAGAATTTGAAAAGATACACGCCGGAAGAATTATTCCTCGGCGAGAACGTGATTTATCTTCAGGATGATAACGGTATTGACTGGTACGCCGCGCAAAAATTGTTTTCGCCGGACACCGTAAAACTGGCTTATGACGAAAGCGGCATTATCTGCGCGATTAACAGCGATGTGTCGATGCTGTGGCCGATTGGCTTATCGGTTATTGAGCTGAACCCAACGAAACTACCAAAGCGCTGTCTGGCTAATGGTGAGTGGGTGTTTGACGGTAAGAATGTGAGCCAGCGCATCTATTCCGCTGAAGAAAGGATGGCGAGCGCCGAAGCCAGAAAAAATGAATTGCTGGCGAGCGCGGGTAAGGCTGTCGCACCGCTTCAGGATGCTGTTGATTTGGATATGGCGACCGAGGCAGAAAAAGCGCTGTTGACTGACTGGAAAAAATACCGTGTGACGGTGAATCGTCTTGATATGTCAGCCCCGGAGATTAACTGGCCAGTGGTTCCCGGCCTCTAAGAAAAAAAGCCCGCAGTGATGCGGGCTTTTGTATTTGCGGCTTTCCCTGATGTTGCCGCGTCTACTCTTCGACCTTACCCCGCCCGGCTAAAATCCGTCCAATTGATTGCATAGATCAATGCGGCGTTATTGATCGGCACAAACGATCGTCATTCCCGCCAAGCTCTCCAATCCGGCCCGGTCTGTTGTCTGGTCGGCCTTCCAGCGCCCACCGCGTGCGGCCCGGTGCGCTGGGCGTCATCATGCCTGCACCTACTCACCATGGAGCAAGTTAATGGGCGATTATCATCACGGTGTGCGCGTCGTCGAAATTAATGACGGCACGCGCGTCATCTCTACCGTATCGACGGCTGTCGTCGGCATGGTCTGCACCGGCAAAGATGCCGACCCGAAGCTTTTCCCGCTCAACACCCCGGTGCTGATTACCGATGTGATTGCCGCTGCTGGTAAGGCCGGGAAATCCGGCACGCTGGCGAAAGCGTTGTCAGCCATTGGCGACCAGTGCAAACCCGTGACGGTTGTTGTGCGCGTCGAAGAGGGCAAAGATGCGGCGGAAACCACGTCAAACATCATCGGCGGCGCGGACGAAAACGGCCGCTATACCGGCATGAAAGCCTTGCTCACAGCACAGGCCGTTACCGGTGTGAAACCTCGCATTCTGGGCGTGCCGGGGCTGGATTCGCTGGAAGTGGCGACGGCGCTGGCCGGGATTTGCCAGCAGTTGCGCGCGTTCGGTTACATCAGCGCGTACGGCTGCAAAAGCATTTCCGAGGCCATCGCCTACCGCGACAATTTCAGACGAGTAGTGTAG